CTTTGCCCCGAGGCGCAGGCTGCTTACGATAATATCGAAATCTTTGCCAAAAGGTACTTCGGCATTATTTTACAACCATGGCAAATTGAAGCAACAGAACGCATTATGGGGCTTATGGACACGGAGTACGAAGAGTACGTCGTAATTAATGCCCCTCCGGGTACCGGAAAATCCACATTCTTTGCTAAAGTATTACCCGCATGGGCAACCGTGCGTAACCGAGCTATCCGTGGGATGATCGGTTCCTCAACACAACGACTAGCCGAATGGTATTGCCGCAGGCTGCGTGCCGAACTTGATCGAGCGCATCCTGTAAAAGCAGAGTTGAACGATGTTCGACTAAAACTGGCGGTTGACGCCGAGGCTACGTTGCAAGAGGACTTCGGCATGTTTAAGCCAGATTCGTCAGAGATTTGGCGGGCCGAAGCATTTACTGTGTTACAGAAAGATGATACTCCTCTTTCACAAAAAGAACCTACGTGGTCTGCGTTCGGTATGGACTCTGGCTTCCTTGGAGGACGTTTTGATTTAGTTATTTGGGACGATGTTTACGATCCTCGCAAAATGCGATCCGCAGAAGCCCGTGAAGATATGCGAAGATGGTGGGATGAAGTGGCTGAAACTCGGCTCGAACCCGGTGGATTACTCGTATTACAAGGACAGCGAATGTCCGCTGACGATATTTACCGATACGCACTTGATAAAGTTGCGCCCCCGGACGACTACGAACTCGAAGAGTTCGATCCAGAAGACGCACCCGATGACTGGCGTAAATACAACCATCTTAAATACCAAGCACATTATGAAGAACTTTGTTCAGGCGATCCAGAAACACATAAACCGCACGCAGAACCGTGGCCGGATGGATGTCTTCTATACCCAAGGCGGTTACCGTGGCGACGATTACGGCATATCAAAGCACAAACGCCAGATAGATTCGAGATTCTTTATCAGCAGTCGGATGTAAACCCTGCGAATGTGCTGGTAGATCCTCTTTGGGTAACCGGAGGAGAGGGGAAAGATGGTGTTCATCATCCCGGATGTTGGGACAATGATCGAGATATTTGGGAATTACCGAACAATGTCGGCGGCGAAATGTTCGTTATCGCTACCGCAGATCCCTCTCCGGCTAATTATTGGGCTATTCAATGTTGGGCATACAACCCTGAAACAGAGTTTCGTTACCTTTTAGAGTCATATCGACGTAAAATGGATGCACCGTCCTTTTTGGATTGGAACCATGAACAGCAAACATTCACTGGCGTTGCCGAAGAATGGTGGCAAATTAGCAATGAGATAGGTCATCCAATTACTCATTGGGTGATCGAAGCCAATGCTGCACAAAAGTTCATACTCCAATACGACCATTTCCGACGTTGGGCGGCTTTACGAAATGTCCAACTTATCCCTCATTACACGCATTCTAAAAACAAAGGCGATCCGAAGTACGGAGTGCAGATGCTCGCTCCGTTATGGCGTGTTGGCCGAGTGCGTTTGCCCGGTAAACAGAACACTGAAGCAAGACCTCATTCGTTACTTTTGGTCAATGAAGTAACTCGTTGGAATGCTGAGGGTACGGGTTCACGTACAGATGACTGTGTTATGGCACAATGGTTTCTGGAACATAATTTAGAGAAACTTTATATTCCGACTATAGTAAACGACAAACAGTGGCGTCCATCGTGGGTTTCTGAATTGACGCAATCAGCGGCGAGGTAAAAGTGAAATCAATTGATGAGATCATGGCAATATACACGGCACGATCTCGCGCCAATGACAGCGCAAAAGCCCGAATGCGTGAGCTACGAGATTATTATAACGGGGATGTTATCGTCCCGCTACCAGAATTAAATTCAGACGAACAATCAGCAGTAGCGAACTTACTTGCACAAGGGTTAGACCAAACTGCTATGCGAATAGCGTCAACAAGCCCTGACATTTTTTGTCCTCCTACGGATACACGGACAAAACGTGCAAGAGAAAATGCGAGTATCCGCAGAAGGGCTCTTTTCGGATGGTGGGAAAACAGCCGGATGGATTTACAACTGGCAAAACGAGCACGCCACCTTATTGGGTATGCAACAACTTGTGCCCAACTTAGATTTAATCCCAAAATGGGTGCCCCAGAATGGCATTTACGTGATCCGCTAACAACATTCCCAGCACAAATGCTTGGTGTGGATGATTTACGGCCACGAGATGTTATTTTTGCGTATGAAAGACCTCTTTCGTGGCTAAAAAAACAATACCCAGAAGCTGCCCACCGATTTGCCGCTGAAGGAAAATCAGGCGCAGACCAAAAAATTGATTTAATTGAATATATTGACGGAGAAGAACAAGTTTTAATTGGGAGTAGAGCCCCGATACCGACAACAATGTTCTCCCAGCCTGATGAAGACAACAAAGGCATTGTCGTAGAGCTTGAACGGGCAATAAATCCGATGGGTCAAACACCTGTTGTTTGTGCTGAACGTATAAGTCTTGATAATGCACAAGGTCAATTCGACGGAATTCTTGGTATGTACCAAATGCAAGCCCGTTTGATGGCCTTAGAAGTAATTGCTGTCCAAAAAGGCGTGTTCCCTGACACATGGTTAGTGGGACGGCAAGGAGAAACACCACAAATAGTTAATCCTGCAGACGGCTTAACTGGTGAAGTCGGTGTCGTAAGAGGAGGGGATTTGCGAGATATCCAAACCCAACCCGGCTATATGACTAACCCTGCTATTGACAGACTTGAACGTGCCCAGCGTCTTACCGCTGGCATTCCACAAGAATTTGGTGGAGAATCAACATCAAATATTCGGACCGGTCGCCGGGGGGACGCTGTGCTATCAGCCGTAGTTGATTTCACAGTTCAAGAAGCACAAAGAATTATGGCTCGTTCTCTACAAGAAGAAAACAAAATAGCTATTGATATGGCTAAGGCTTACGCAGGTAACCGGCCACGCAGTTTCTATGTTTCAACTAAAAATGTTAAAGGTCGAGTTGATTATCGGGCAAATGAAAACTTTGATTCATCAGACAATGTTGTTTCATATTCACATCCCGGCGCTGACATCAACAATCTTGTCATAGGGGGAGGACAACGAGTCGGTATGGGCACAATGTCGAAACATTCATTTATGGCAATTGATCCGCTTGTCGATGATCCTGAATTTGAACACGATACAGTGATCGGAGAACAGCTAGAACAAGCACTTCTTTCTTCTGTACAGCAACAAGCTGCAGAAGGGATTATCCCTCCAGCGGATCTTGCAAGAATTATGGATCTTGTGACTAACGATCAGATGGAACTTGCTGGGGCTGTAGAAAAAGTTCAAAAAGAAGCACAAGAACGTCAAGCTGAAATGGTAGACCCATTGGCTCCAGAAGCTCAACCCGGATTAGCACTCCCCGGAATGGGGGCTGAATCTATGCCCGCCCAACCTTTACCGGGGGATGAAGGAATGGCCCCATCACTTGATGAACTTATTGGTGCGCTGTAATGGTTAGAGCACGTAAACAAACTCCACAGGCTGCATCGGGCCAAGAATATGGTGCGGCTAAAGAACAATTAGAATCACAAGAAACAATGCCTTTACCATCAGATGTTTCTCCTTTAGGTAGGGCACCATCAGTTTCTCCTAGCGATACACCACCAGCTTTTGGCCCAACAATGCGTCCAGAAGAATCAATAACTGAACCTGCCATGCAGCAACCTCCCGCTTCTGGTGTCACTGTAGATAGAGCACGAAATTTTTTACAAGTACTTCCTGTTCTTTTACCTTTAGCGTCGTCTGATTATTCTTCGCCAGCTACTCGTCGAGCGATACGTCAGATGGAAAGAATTTCTTTACAGATGCCTCCAGAATCAGTTGCATCAGAAACCGGCAGACATGGGGATACCTAGTCGAGCTTCAGGTATAGCTAACGCAGCGTTCCAAGCGACGGCTTCAGGCGTTGAACTTTTCACTGATATTGTCAAAGGTGTTTACGACGATGAAGATGAATACGATGGTATCGCCGGAACAGTTTGGGGTTCATGGAACGACAATGTTTTAGGTGAAGGTGGCGTTTTACAAAGTCTTTTTGGGCCTGAAGGTGTAGGCGGCCAAATAATTGGCGGGTTACCTGAATATGACTCAGAAACAGATCCTTGGTGGATGGCTGGACCGGGAGCTTTACGGACAGGTGGCCGTCCTATATTTAACGCTGCATTTGACGCTATAGACACAGTTTACGAATACGGGGTAGATCGTCCAGTTGCAGTAGCTATTACTTTAGCTAATGCTGGGATTATGGATGGTTTTGTTCTGAACTATCTTGACCCACGAGTTTGGCAGCAAGTTAATGAAATTCTTGGTGTTGCACAATATGGGCAAATAGTCGGTGACGAATTTGCTGATTGGTTGCCAGAAGGTGAAGGTGGGGGGAGAAGTTCTGGACAAGCCTTAGCGTTAATGGTGAACAGAACAAACATTTTAGATCCGACTGAAGTTGAACGAGTCGAAGGTACGGCTCAATACAAAATCATGTCTGGTATTGCTGATGCGGCGATGCAATGGTATTTAGATCCTTCCAATATTGCAGGCATGGCCGTTAGAGGGGCAAAAGCTGCGAACGTTCAAAAAATGAAAGCGCTTGTAGCCGAAGGAAACTATGAAGCGGTTCTTGATACCACCGGTTATAGAAATTTTAAACAAGGCATCAATGATCTCAGCGCCGAAGTTGATGATTTAAGTGACCAGTTCCGTCAAGGAGCGGGTTACACAAAAGGTGATGAAGCCTCAATCAATAAATTAGCTGTACGAATTTGGAAAGCTGCACGTAAAGGCCAGTTAGGACGTGGTTTTAAAAACTTTACGTTAGAACAAGCAAAATCATATGCAGTTTTATCTGGCGGTCTTGATGTAAACAGGATGGATCAAGCCTTTGATTATTTGATCCGTATACAACTTGGAGATGTCAAAGCCTTAGATGATATGCGGCAGATCGCTACAGATTGGGTTAGATCAACTTTAGAAGGTGGTCTTTACGCAGAACTTTTAGAAATTGGGGATGAGTTAAAACATTTAGATCAACTTGAAGAACGGATAGCGTTTGGATTAGGTGACGATACCGCCAGTCTTTTTGATGAGTACCCGGAGTTAATGGGTGAACGTCTTGATCCAGAAATGGTTATGGATACATCAAGACCAAAACCACTTGGACCTGATGGGACTCTTACCGCTGACGATGTAGTCGAAAACAAACTTCTTGTAGAACAGCGTTTAAAACAGCGTCAAAGAGAAATAGAACAAGAGCTTTTTATAAACGAATATGCGAATATGCCATTTGCGGCTGCTCTTATTATGAAAGAAGAACGGCTTCGTACTCTTGCACGACGGGTATCAAATGATACTGGTCATCGTGGGTTAGATAACTTTGAGGAAGTTATGAATGCAGATGGTGACCTTGTTACCGCTGCGGCTAATCAAATTTTAATTGAAAACCAAATTAATATTTTAGACCCTCTTCCACAAATCGGGGAACTTTCCCAAAGTGGTATAGCTGCAAAAACTTTTATTTCTCAATCACGATTCGGACAAGCAGTTGGAAACAACATGGTTGTCCGAGCGATTGTTGAAAAAGTCCCTCACCAGTTAATGAATTGGGATGATCCGGCACAGCAAGTTATTACTTTTGAACGGATGCTCCGAGATGCACAAAATGTTGTCTTCGAGGGTACAGATCTTGTAACCCATGTAGGTAAAGATGTTGATGGAGTTTTAGGAAATTTCGCTGATTTAAAAACCCAACGGGAAAAGCGAGAGTTTTTTGACAAAACAGTTCACGATTTAAATAGTGGCTTAGTAACTCTTTTCCATGGCAAAACTACAATTACGTCTGACATGCGGGAAATGACAAGTATTTTGCAGCGTCAATGGGGTAAAGCGCAAGATACTTTGCGGGAAAAAGGGCGAGTAGATAAGCGTTATTCAAACTCAGATTACACAATTGTTGACCATGCAAGCGAAGGCGTAATCGATCGTCGTTATTTGCCAATGACTCCGGCTCAGTTAAGAGAAGCGTCATTAGTGCCTAGATATGATCTTTACCAACAGGCTTTTGGGGATACACCCGGACGACTTCCACGAAATGCATTTGAAGAAAACATACAAAATGTTGGTGTGGCAGCTAAAACTGGTGCTCGTGCAGTTTTGGGGACAGCTTCAAAAGTAGCTACAACGTTTACAGGGATTTGGTCACGATCAGTTCTGTTACGACCAGCATGGCCCTTGCGAGTAATTATTGATGAAGCTGCACGTTCAGCCGCAACTATTGGAGCCCAAGCAACCATTCAAGGTTTAGCGTCAGGCATGAATGACCTTCGGGTCGCATGGTTCCGTAAACATGGAATAGATGTTGGCGATCCGATTATGAAAGAAATGTTGTCAGAGCTTATGGCTGGACAACGTGCTGATGAAGTAGCAGGTTTAGGCCCAATTTCTGCAACTATGCAACCTGCAGAGTTTCTTCCTAAACGCTGGAAAGAGTGGGAAGAAGGCCCTTGGGAATTAGCTCCTGACGATTACAACGAAATTCTTCAATCTTGGAATAAAGCTGAAGCAGCAGGTGATACTACACGTAGTACGCAAGAACTTGTTGAGCAAGTTATCGCTCGTGAATACGGTGCGAAACGAATCTTTAAACGAACAGCTATGACAACAGGGCTTGGATTATTACTGGCTGGTCCTGTTGGGGCTATGTCTTTTGCAGGTCTTTATTATTTGCAAGCAAGAAATACTTTAAAGCGTGTCGCTCGATCGGAAGTTAATGCAAATCAAATGTTTGCGTTACGCCAAGTAGCACATGGCGATCTTCGTGCAGAAATAGAAAATATTCGTAAACAAGTTGCTGAATTAGATCCAGAAGATATAGAAGGAGCAGCACGTTTAACGCAAGAAGCAGAAGAGTTACGAACAGCCACTCGGCTTTTAGAAACCCAAGCTGAAAATATTACTGTGCATGACCAAATGTTGTTAGACAAACTTGAAGCGTCTAACAAAGATCTGTACGACAATTTTGACAAAGTTGGGTTACTCGCAGCAGAAAGCGGTTACAACAATTTCTATCTTGGCGGGTATTCAGTAGAGAATGCGTTTGGCAATACGCCAACAGATGTATCAATTTATAAAAACGCAATTTCTTCAGATAACTCTATGCGACAAATTTGGGATGGAACATCTGTTGTTCAGCGTCGTACAAACCGTCAAAGATCCCGTGAACAATACGATGTTCTTGATAGTCAGCAACGTCCAGTGTTCGCTAACGCTTATAACGACACAGTTAATAGGCAATGGTTACCTAAAGGCGACGCAGATGGACCGTTCCAAAAATTCATGCGGCTCTTTTGGGAAGGCAAAACCGACGAAGAAATATTTCGGTTTATGCAGACAGATGGAAGCATTGTAAGAGATGCTTTCGGGTTTGATCTTGCTGATCCAATAGCCCTACGAAATCACATTGAAAAAATTCGTGTTGAAATGAATGGGTATATACCTGATCTTCCCGAGTTTGCTCACTTGCGTAAAAAAGCAGCGACGGGTGGACAAATCGAATGGGTGCGGGATGTTGTTCCTGTTATAGAAAGACGGTTTAACGGAAACGTAGAGGAAGTTCGTCAAGCAGCAAATACAAATGATTTTGGAAAAGTAGTAGCTGACGCATCTTTCCAAGACATTGTTGATAAAAAAGTATTGCAAGTGCGTGTTATGGGTTGGCTCGATAACGCATTTGAAAATATTGGCACAATGCCAACGGACGCTTTAACTAGAAGCACCGTATTTAATGCTGTTTACCAACGTGAAGTAGCACGTCAACTTGGTGGCCTTGAAGATGCTCCTAATAATTTTAGATTGACAGGTGCAACAGTAAAACAAATTGAAAATCGAGCCCGAGTAGTTGCTATGCAAGAAACCAAAGATCTTTTATACGATCTTGCAGAGCGGGGCAGGTTCGAAGAAATAGCTTCAAACATGATGCCGTTCGTTGGTGCATGGCAAGAAGTTGTTACCCGTTGGAGCGGTATAGCAGTTGATAATCCTTTAATGATTGCCCAAGTTGTTCGCAACTGGCGTTTGTTAGATGCAGAAGATGATGAAGGCACAAAGTTATCTATATTTAGATTGCCAAATATTTTAAAGTATGAATGGCAACATGGTGCAAACGTAAAATTATTTGGTAAAGCATCAATTCTTGCAGACACCGCTGTTAATTTAAATGTTAAATCTGCCTCAATGATCGGTGGCCTTCCGGGTGTTGGTCCCCTTATTAGTTATCCGGTTTCTGAAGCAGTAATAGCTAATCCAGAGCTTGAAGATGCAGTTGATTGGATATTGCCTTTTGGTGTTTACGAAGGGCAACGTTCACTTTCACGATTTATTTCAGCTTCTACTTCTCCTTGGCAACGAGCCGTAGCAGGTTCTTACACTGGAGGTCTTGGATTAGACACTCCTGAACGTGCAAAAACAATGTTGCGTATCACAATGGATCTTGCTGCTGAATACGAAGCAGGTGGCGATACTGTTGATAATGAATCTGATTGGGGCATTTTTGAAGATGAAGTAGCACGTCGGACAAATCAAGTTTTGATGATCCGTGCTTTTGGTGCTTTGAATCTTCCTTTCTCATTCAGGATGCAATCACCGCATTGGCAAATTATTGACCAGTATCACGAAGTTCTTAAAGAAAATGGTGTGGATGCAGCGGATACATGGCTGTTACATAACCATGCAGATTTGTGGGTTGTTACCGGACGACAAACTGCGGCTGCAAGAGTAGCAACAGCGACCTTAGAAGGCCAACGAGGATATTTACGACATAAAGAAATTGCTGATGCTTGGCCTGAAATCGGTGGTTTTGTTATCGGTCGAGTTGGCGCAGCCGATGTTCGTTTTAACTTTAGTAAAGCGACACAAATGAAAGAGCTAGAAGAAGGACGCCGGATTAATTTAACGCCTAGAGATATTTATGAAGGCGCTCAACAGACTCGTGGTTGGAAAACATGGAATGAAGTTATGGACCACGTTACTGATGAGCTAAATGCAAAAATACGGTTAGGTGAATCAGGTGACATACAAGCTCATCCAGAACTTTTACAATTTAGACGAGCGGCTGCGGTAGCTAACGGCAGAGAAAACCCTGCTTGGTATCGAGAATATTTAGAACCAAATAATCCGTATACAGCAGCACGCATATTGCAAGGGTTTAGAGCAGTAATCTCTGACCCAACGTTTGATTACAGACCAGAATGGCCGTTTATTCAACGGTTCGTTGATTTGCATGACTCTGTTGCATCTTCTATGAAAGGAAGAGCGGAAGATAGCGGAGATTTAGAGTTTTTGAAACTCAGCTATGAAGGTAATGCAGACCTTAAACGTGCTTGGCATGAAGGGGTAATAGAATTGCGTTTGCGACCTGACTTCGTAGATATTTACGATCGTTACTTCAGCAAAATTGAATCAGTTGTACCTACTAATTTTCCTTGGAATTTTCCTATGATGAATCAAAATAAAGTCGAGTTAGCATAATGGCTGATGAAGAAGAAAACGAAAATTCTGCAGCACGGCAACGAACTAAAGCTCTTTCTTATAGAGGCGTTACCGATCCAGAATCATATGAAACACCTGTTTCCGTTGACCCAGTATCTCGGGCGCTTTTTGACGCTCTGTCTATGGGCGGCAGTACTTCTGAATTAGCAGACTTAATGATTCAAGCATCTAATGATCCAGAAATTTTGGATTATGTGCATGTGACACAAGGCATTATGCCTTACAGGTCGAATGTTGATCCTACAGAATTCCGATGGAATCCGACCGCTGATATTTTAATGGGTGCTCCATTCCCTATAAATGTTTTTGCATTTGGCGCTGCCAAAATGGGAGATGATGAAGAAACAAAACTTGCTCGTCAAGAAATAGCAGAAATAAAAAAACAATTAGAAGGTTTTGAACGCTTAACTGAAGATCAAAAATTAGAGATGACAGAAGAACTGGCTTTTCCCGGTGATTTTGACATGATTATCGATCTTTACGATATGGGAAATGTCTTAGGACAAAAAATGCCGCTTTTCTACGGCAATCTTAGTTTGACAGAACGAGGCTTATTTGCCGAAACCCCCAGCTATAAAACTTTAACTGCTGAACAAATCAAAAAAGCAAACCCTGATTGGGACGATCAACGAGTTAATGACCTTCTCACACCGCCTTTTGACAGTTCAGCAGGTCGTGCTCTTGGTGCCATGAATGCTCGTTATGCATCAATAATGGTTCCTATTTCTGCTCAAAGAGCACAGTCAATGGGTTACGCACAAGACGCTGTTGGAGAAATGGAGCGTGTAGATTACCAATTACTAGCTCCGGGTGAAGATACCCCACAAGGTTTAGAAGCATGGGGGCCTGAAGCAGAAGTCCAAATTGAAGAAGGCGAATTTGTTTTCGGTATAGATGACGCTCTTGCATATTATGAAGCGTTACAACCAGAACAAAAACGAGAATTTGCTACGAGTCTTTTGGCTTTAGGATTCATGGATGACCAATCTGCACAAGGAGTGCAATGGTTGCTTGACCCTGACCAAGTGTTTACTGATGATGCTGTAAGACTTGCTTTAACAAAAGCAGCAGCAGATTATGGTGCAGAATTAGAAGATGTTTTTGGTGTTTCTGACCCAACGAACTTAGAAGAAACAGGTATTGAAGGCGAAGCCCGAGGCAAATTTATTCCTATGTTGGGTCGTCCCGGTGGGATGTTCGATACTGAAGAAGCTCAAATAGACGATTTTGAATCGTTTATTCGTCAAGCTCGAATAACTGCTGGATATCTTGCTTCAGTCCCAACTGAATCAATCACAGAAACAGTGAATGATTGGTCGTGGCGCAATCTTGGTAGAGCAGCAGACCCAAGTCTTATTCGTATGGGTTTAAACCTTGCAACTGAAATTAATGAAAGCCCTTCAAATTTGAAACCGGGTGGAGTTAAGTTTGGCGAACTTTCAGCAGGTGTCCAATCAGGTTTACGTGCGGGTGCTAGCGAAGAAGAGTTAAAATTTCATCAAGGAAATGTGCTTAATAGAGTTTTGACAGCATATTTGGCGAGAGGCTGATTATGGCTAAGTTTGTTGACGAAAATGAAAATTGGAGTGCGGCTTCCACAGTCCCTGAAAAAGACGTAGCTATAGCTCTTTACAATATTGGAGTCAGAGGGACAGATCTAACTGACCTTTTAGCTATCGCTTATGGCGAAAATGGGCACCCTTGGCAAAGTGGGGAGATTGCTTTAAACGGAAGAAACAAGAATCTCGGAGTTGAAGATTCGTGGGGCATATTCCAAATAAATAGAGATCCGACAGCAAAAGGTGGTTCCATAGGTGATGTAATTTGGGAACGACCGGGTTACGAATCCAAAGGTCAAGCGTTTAATTCATTAGAAGGGAATATGAAAGCGTTAGCAGTAGCGCTTTCTGGGTTTTTAAAAACTAAAAACGGTGCTGTTCGGAAGCAACGAACCGGCAGAGGTGGAGTTTTTAACCATTGGGCTGCTTATAAGAGCGCGAATTGGGAAGCTAGAACAACTAGAGCTTTTGATGTAGCTAATTCAGTTTTGCCTGATACTTGGAATAGAAACGAAACTCGTTGGGATACGTTACGAAAAAAAACGTGGACTGATCCACTTATAGTTGGTAAAGATAAAGCAAACATTGGGCTTGTGCAGTTAATGGCAGGGCTCGATGTCGATGGAATCGCCGGTCCAAAGACACAAGAAGTAGCAGAGCAAGACGCTAATGGGTTTTGGCGTTTAAAGCCGGGGATTCCAGTCGATCCTAATATTTCTGGACAATTTGAACCGGGAGAATATTCTTACCCGGATTATGAATCGATAGCCGGAGAGCCTGCTTCGTTTGTTTCTGGTGGCGGTCCTGTTATTTGGAATGATCTTGGCGAAATTGTGAGCGGAGATCCTTTTGTAACGGGAGAAGAAGTTTCTTTCCAAGAAACTGGCGACGAAGAAACTGTAACAACAGAACAATTTGAAGGTGGCAATCCAGAAGGTTTCGATCCTTGGGCTGCTGGTGATTTTGCTACTTTTAACCCTACAGGACAACTTGTAAATGCTCCCGGTGAAATAGCTGGGGCTCTTGGCTTTTTACGTGGCCGTGCTGACGCAAAAGTATTTGATCCTAGAACTGGGCAAGAATACGATTTTATTAGTTTTATGGAATCGTCGCTTAATGGCGATGAACCTCCTGAAATAATCGCTCAATGGATTGATACTTGGCTTCCACGCACAGCTTGGTACCAAAACACACCTTCAACTGTTCGGACACGAGTTGCTGAATGGTATTCACAGGGGATGGGAGCAGACCCAGATGCATGGACTGGCGCTCGGAAAGGAAAAGTACAGCCTTTCTATGACACGCTTTTAGATCTTATGGAAAGAGAAGGTTTTGAAGCTCCAGAACAAGCTATATGGGAAGCAGCAAAACTTGGATATTTCCATGATTGGGATGAAAACAAATTCATTAGATTCTTTAGCGGTGAAGTAGTTGATGGTGAAAAAAGTAGCCAAGGCGATGTTTTCTTTTCAACAGCGACATCACCCGCTGGGAATATCGCAAACATTAAATCAGCTATGCGGTCATCTGCAAATAGTTATCTGATTTCAATGACACCTACGGAAGAACGTGCATTAGCGAAACGTATTTTTACTGGCGAAGTTCCAGTACAAAACATTAGTCAAGTTTTCCGTGAAAAAGCTCGTTTACTTTACCCATATTTAGCTGACTTTTATGATGCAGGTGGCAGCACAATAGAGTTTTTGAACCAGTACGACCCGATAGTCCAAAGAATGCTTGGCCGTCCGGCAGAATGGAACGGTCGTGATTATTCAATGGGACAAGCTGCTTTAACTGGTGATTTAACTGACTTGTTTTATTACAGACAACGTGGTGGGAATAGTATGGATCAAATTCAAATGGGAGATCCGGGAACGCCGGGTGAGTATCTACCTTTAGATCCGTTTGGTAGACCACAAAATGTAACAGCTAAACAAGATCGCCCTTTGTCAGTTCAAGAATTTAAATTGGCTATTAAACGTAGTGGTGAGTACCAACAAAGTGGTTATGCGTTAGCTGAAATGGGTCAACTTCTTAATTACATGGGCGCAGGAATGGGAGCGACACCCTAATGGCTGATAAAGAAATGCTTAAACGTGGTAGCGATAACGATGTTGTGTATCAGTTGCAGCAAATATTGTTTCCTCAATCGCCTGATGAGTGGGATGGTAAATTTGGTCCCCGTACTGAATCTGCTGTTAAAGGTTTCCAACAAGCGCATGGTTTGTCGCCGGATGGTATTGTAGGACCACTTACAGCAGCAGTTATTAATGCTATCGGTCCACAAATTCTTGATCCAGAAGGTTTAGGCGTTCAAAACCCTGCTGTTGATACTTGGGGAATGGCGGATGCCGCTACTTTAGGTGCGGAATATCCAGAACAAGAATCTTTCTTCTCTTTGCCAGATAAACCCAGCGGCGGGGGCGGCAGCACAGGTGGAGATGATGATGACACTAACGATGATGTCACTAACAATGATGACAGTAACGATGATGACACTACTGGTGGGGGAACTCCGGGTATACCTGTTGTAGATCCGGGTGATCAATTTGAAGGAATAGCAGATCAATTTTTTGTAAACCCAAATGCTGCTACTGACGATATTAATGAAGCGTTTGCTTACGATCCTCAAACACCAGATCCAATGGGTTGGATGAACCCTTATCGTGATACTGCCGAATTTGATTTTCGACAAGGCACATGGCAATTGGCTGATGTCCCAGCATTATTTGGCCAACGTGAAGAAAACTTAACTGCTGCTGGGATGGCAGCAGAGTATTTAAGTTTTTTTGGTCTTGGAGAAATGATGCCGTTTGTTTACGACATGATTATGGACGATGTACCAGCTTCAATGATTCTTCCGCAATTGCGTATGCAGCCAGAATATAATAAACGTTTTCCTGCACAACAATTACGGTTACAGCAAGGTCTACCTTTTTTGTCGGAAACTGAATATGTAGGTCTTGAAAGTACTTTCCAACAAATAGCAAACGCATCTGGTATACCTGATGGTTTTGTCGATCAAGCTGCAATTACAGAGTTAATTGCTAACGATGTTTCTGCTTCTGAATGGCAGGCAAGAGTTACGTCGGCAGAACGAGCTAAAAATTTAGCAGACCCAGAAACAATTCGCATGTTACGAGATATACATGACTGGTCAGATGGTGATATAACTGCTCTTTATCTTGACGATACAAAAACACAAAATATTGTTGCGGCTAGACGGGAACTATCGGATATTGGGTTAGCTGTACGTGCCGATCAAGCGTTAAATACAAAAACAGCGGATCTTGTTAGACAAGATGTTGGAAAATTACTTGGTCGAGCTAATGTTCAAGAGCGGGAAATCGCTTCGACTTTAACTCCTCTTCGTGGATTAACAAATAATCTTCTAGGTGAAGAAACCATGAGTGGTGGCACTTTAACTCGTGGTGCATTTAATCTTGATCCGGCAAGCGCTGAAGCTGTTCAACAAAGACGAGAACGTCGAGCCGCTCCTTTTAGCGGTAAATCTGGGCTGATGGCTTCAACCGCTGGTGTAACTGGCATGGGCGAAGCTACTTAAAACTTGCATTAGGTAACTTTATGAAGTATAAATGTAATTGCTGTTCGGCCCTTTCGAGGTGTGCCGTGCAACACTTCCATCCAAAGTACCACCGCTGAGGATGCGTTTAGGCAGGTGAGTGACATATGACAGACAATGACTCCACTGGCAACAGTGAAATTTCTGGCAGTTCAACTGAATCAAAACCGAATTGGCGACGAGATTTAGAGAATCGTGCTAAAGAAGCTGAAAATCAAGCAGCTTCAATGGCAGCGGAACTCCAATCTTATCAACGTCGGGATACGTTTCGTTCAGCAGGGCTCGACCCTGATGATGCTCGTGTCAAATATTTCGTTAAAGGTTATGATGGTGAACTTGATGCTGAAGCTATCCGGCAGGAAGCTATGGCAGCAGGTTTTATAAGCGAAGATTCGCCTATGCCTCAGCCAAACGTAATGAATGATGCATTAGCAGCAGAACAACGTATTCAGGCAGCCGGTGAAGGTGGAGATCCTGTTGTTTCACCCGACCTCGAAGAACGAATTAAAGCGACAACAAATCAAGATGAGTTGCGTGCTTTGATGGAATCTGAAGGCATTTTATGGGGTGCAACCGCCTAATTCGCTAGCTAATGGGGTCCGACTTAAGGACTTCAAGTGGCATATACAACCACCTCAACACTTGACGATCAGGTAAAAACGGCGTTCGATCAGGTTGCGTACTTTGCTTTGCGTTCGCAGCCTCTTTTCGAAATGGTCGCTGATGTCAGGTCAACAGCCCAGAGCCATAACGGTTCGGGTGTACAATTCACGTTCTACGCTGACATGGCACAAGCAACATCGGCCCTTACCGAAGGTTCTGATGTAACTGCTGTTGCGTTGACTGATAGCGCAGTAACCGTAACTCTTGCTGAGTATGGTAACGCTGTTATCACCACCGCTAAGGTGCGTGGAACTTCATTCCTCAATGTTGACTCTGATGCAGCCAACATTGTTGGTTACAACATGGCTGACTCGATGGATAAAATCGTTTCAGATGTCGCTAACGGCGGTAGCAACGTAACTCACGTTGGTCAAACCAGTCGTGGCGCCATCACCGCTAGCGATAACTACACCGCTGCCGAAGGCCGTAAAGCCGTCGCCCAGCTTCGTACTCGTAACGCTCCCGGTTGGGATAACGGAAACTACATGGCGATCATTCACCCTGACGTTTCCTACGACCTTCGTGGAGACACAGCGGTAACTGACGTTATCCAGTACCAGCTATACCAAGAAGGTGCTCCGATCCGTGCAGGTTCGATTGGCACTTTCAATGGCATCGAATACGTTGAAAACCCCCGTGCAGGTCTAATTGCCGACGGTGGTTCCGGTAACGTTGATGTTTACCAAACACTTATCTGTGGTCGTCAGGGACTTGCGAAAGCATTCTCTCGTGCCCCCGGATTTGGTTCTGACCCAAGCATTGTTGTTGGTCCTGTGACTGACACCTTGCGTCGGTTCAATCCAATTGGTTGGTACCACCTCGTTGGCTATGGCCGCTTCCGTGAAGCGTGTCTGCAACGTGTGGAAGCATCTTCCAGCATTGGCGATAACGCTTAGTTAAAGCCATAGAGGTTTGGAGGGGTCGGGTTTTCCCCCTTTCCCCGGCCCCTCCATCAACCTCTGCTATCATTAAAATATGCCTATCGTTAATGGAAAGAAGTATCCTTATACCGCTAAAGGTAAAAAGGCTGCTGCTGCCGCAAGGAAGAAGAAGAAGAATGCAAAAACCAAACGGTGATGTAACGATCAGGCCTAAGCCGATCCAAGGAACGAGTAACACAAATGGCTAGTGGTCTTTACGTTGAGACTTTCGAAGCGGCGTTGAAGAACGACCTCGCACTTGATATGGACAATGACACGTTCAAGTGCATGTTGGTCACAGCTTCATATACCCCGAACTTTGAGACTCACACAAACAAAACAGATGTAACAAATGAATTACCGGCTACTGGTAACTACACCGCTGGTGGCGAAACCCTTACAGGTGTTGCGATGAGTAGTAGTTCCGATGGGACAGGCACAATCAAATGGGATGCAGCGGACGTATCGTGGGCAAACTCCACGTTGTCGAATGTGCGAGCCGGAGTTATCTATGATGACACGGTGACGAATGACCGTCTGATTGCGTATATAGATTTTGGGGGAGATTTCAGTACAACCTCAGGCACATTCCAAATTCAGTGGAATGCTTCTGGTATTTTCACCCTTGATCTGGTTCCATAGGAGCAATAATGCCAACGTCAAACTATCCAACCTCTCTTGACACAACCTCAACGCAGGTAACTCCAAGCTCAACTACTGACTTGGATGCTTCAGGTTACGAGCACGATCAGGTACATGCCGCTGCTTCTACTGCTTTGATTGCTGTAGAAACCAAACTAGGTATTAGTGCTTCGCCTGCTGCTTCAGCATCAACGAATGCTGTGCTCACACACACTGGTACTGGCACGACAGCGTGGTCTACCACGTTGACGAGCCCAACGATTGCTGGTGCAACTCTTTCCGGCGCTGTTGTTGGTGCGGACCAGATCATGTCAGCGGTTACGCATAAGGATTATGCGGAAACCTGTGCAGAGAACGCCACTGTTACAGGCACAGTTAGTATCGATTTGAATAACGGAAACGTTCATTCAGTTACATTGACTGGTAATGCGACCTTAACCTTTGATAACCCGGTAGCGACCGGTGATTCAAGCTCGTTTACTTTGATAGTTAAACAAGACGGTACTGGTTCACGTACGATTACGTG